ACCTTGTCGTCATCGAGGGCAACGCCTTTTGCGAAGCTCTCCTTTTGGAGAACTGCCTGTTCGCCAATGTGGGAGAGAGCCGGCCAGTAGAAGTCGAAGCGCGTTTTGCGCGACCACATGCGATTGATGCCCTGCTGGTAGGTAAGGTCGGCCCGGACGGACATTATCCCAATAATAAGGCAATGCTCAGTAAAGGAAGTACTAAAGCCATGGCCAGTAAAAGCGGATAGACCAAAAGCGGCCAGATTACCCTGCGGGGTGTCGGCATAGGTGCCGGTCGGGGATGTTTGCGGAACTGGCTTAATATTGATCGGCTCACTCGAGCCTCCCAAGTATTCCGGACGTTGAAGGCGCGCATCGGGTGAAGTCACTCCAAAGTGGGATTTGATTAGTTCGGTGTAGCGCGTACCGCCGCGGGCGTCGCGTTCGAAGATTTTTTGAATCTGAAACGCCTGGCGGAGCGAATTGATTGTTGCCGCGGTCGCAGTGGAAAGGTCCGTGAATAACCCGGACTCATTGCCAAACGAGAGTTCATTGGTTGACGCAGCATTGGCAGTGGCCCTAAAGACGCCATCCGAGCCGGACACCGGCGCCGTGAACACCGTGGAATTCGAAAATGCAGCGGAAGAAAACGTCGGCTTGAGGCCATTCGATCTAACCGGCGCCTCGAGGCCCAGCGGAATCTGAACGCCCGGGCCCTTTTGCGGCCAAGGTAACGCACTTGTGAAGTAGTCGTGCCGTTTTCCGCGGCGTAGCAGCTTGTAATCTGCCACATTATCCGGGCCATCATCGAGGGGAACCGCAACGGAATCCTGAAGATTTTGGTCCCGATACCACTCGTTGTAAATCAGGTTGTAGGCCCGGTGAAAGAGAGCCGAAACGGATATTCCCGCTACCGCGGTAGGAAGTCCGAAATAATCCTCCAAGGAGTTGGCGGCGAAACCAGTAGTAGCCGGGGCAACGATCTGGGGGACGGTGAAATCGGTGGAATCACCGGGGTTTTTTTGTTCGCCATTGAATTTCTGCCAGTTGTCCCAGACAAGACGGATAGGAACCGAGAAAAATTGCGTATCCAGATACATATTATCCATGAGCGGGACAATCGGTGTAGCCAAGCGCGCAAGGGCCGCAACGCGAGTATTGAAAGTATCCCCGGGCAACGCCTCGTCAACGAGGAAGGGGACCAAATAACCAGCGTCGAACGTGGTTTTGTAGCCGTGGGAACGATCAAAGGAAGATCGAGGAATATCAGCCTTTGGAACTTGGCTGAAGGTGTGTTTCATGACTGAACGCATGTTTTAAGCCTCCTTGGTGAAATCGCTTCCGCGAGCGAGATAGGTGAATGTTTCCGGGGTGATTGCGCCGTTTTCCTCGTTCCATGTGCCGGTCGACCAGAGCTCATAATCCTCCGGGAATTGAGCAATGCCGCCTTGACCGCGGGCAGCCGCCTGAAAGTCACGAATAGCGACGACTGCGGAATGGGAAAAGAAGGGGGTCGACCAGAGCTTGGCCTTGGTGTCGTAGACAGAACAAACGAGTTTCATATTTTTCCTTTGCGTAAGTTGACGCGCGCTTCGAGACATTCGAGGCGAGCTTTTAGGCGAGCCGGGGTTTGGTCGGCCCTGTGTTGTATTGCTTTGGAAAGACGCTGGCTTTTGACCAGCTCCAGCCCCAGCTCATCGATGCGCGAGTATTGCTCATCGTAGTAGCGCGGGGGGCTGCGTTTTTTGCCTTGTAGGACTATGAAATCGGACGGGTAAACGTCGGACTGATACTTTTCGAACCAACCGGAGCCGATGCCCGGCTTGAGTGACATGATGGCAAATTCAGGTTGCCGGCTTCCGTAATGGCCAGGAGCCAGAGGGCCGTTGACCTTTTTAATGCAGTACTTCGCAACATATCTTGCACTTTGGACAGTGACCTTGCCAAAGAAGGCGTGGCCGTGGGACCAGATCTTATCGAGTAGGTCCGACGTAAAGAGTTGATCGCCATGCTCATTTTTCGAGTGCGGACGCTTGTCCGCAAAATCGATGCCGAAGAGGACCGCATGATAGTGAGCCCTTTCTGAAGTGTCCCCGTACTCGCCAACGGCGAAGTAACGGAGCTTTTGCCCATGGTGGTACCGGAGGCGTTTGATGAAGTCCTGGTAATGCTTTTTCACAAGTGTATTCCCAGGCGGTAAGTGCTGGTCGGAGTAAGTAAGGGTGACGAACTGAGACAGATCGTGCAGCGATGCTTCGTGCACGATCCTGGTCGCCCAGTCCTCGGTACGATCAACCCGGCAGCCGATGCACTGGCCACAGGCAACCGTAACGCGAAGATCGACATAGCCCTTTTTACTGACAGAGATCGGGCTTAGGCATGGCATCGCTCATAGCCGAATGCCGCCGCGCATCGGGTTGCCGGCAAAGTTCTTGCGGTGACTCTTGGAGGCACTTGCCGAGAATTGTTTCCGGCTTGCTGAACCGTTCATTTTGTGGCGTTTCATGATGATTTTTTCCTTCCAGGAAGAGGCCCAGGATCAGGCCGATGAGTATTTGTTCCATGATTTTCGAGAAATCCTGTCACCTAGCACAGTTAAGAACAAGGAATATAACTGTGGCTAGTTTTTGTCAAGCGGCTTCGCCTGGCACTGGCGCGCTCCGCTTGCCGGCAACCTCACTTCCGGCGTCGCCGGAGGGTGAGGTTGCTGGAGTATAGGTTTCAGAGAGAAGGCCCATGGTGTGAAGTTCGGGTTTATTAGAAGGATCAGAGACAAAGGCGAGAAACTCGCCAGGATCGTTCTCAAAGCGAGAACGAATTTTGGAGGGTAGGGCGTCAAACAACGTTTGAGCTTCTACCAGGGTATTTTGCATTGATTGGAAATCAGGGACGGTAGAGGCGTCCAGGTATTGAGGCGCAGAAAGCGCCAGGTCGGGCAGTTCGCCCGTAGATTGATAGCGCGACATGATTGTATTTATGTCGCATTCGTCCTTGAAGGACTGTTTGGTCCAGCGAGAGTTAGCTGGGAACGATAGAGAGTAAGAGTGGAGGTGAGAGTGAAGAGATTGGAAGGGAGAAGAGAGATTAGTAAGTTTGGGGAGAGAAGAAGAGGACATGGTAGAGACTCCTAGAGTAGTGGAGAGATGAGCAGCACACCGGGCCTGGAAGGCCGGCGGCTGCGTTTAGCGTGGTTACTTGATGAAGCGATAGAGCAACCCCTTTATTAGCTCGAGAGGGATCTCGGCCAGGGGTTTGGGAAGGTCCGCTGTTTGAATGTCACCCACCTTCTTACGAAGGTAGCGATCCGTGACCATAGAGCGTTCCGTCTCAGTAGCGACGGCAGTTTCCGCGCCGTACTTGCCAGCCAGGGCGCGGTTAGCGGGGATACGAGAGTAAGACTCCGAGGTATGGGCCTTTGTAAGATCCATGTCGACCGCCATTTTTGCGATCTCCTGGTAGATCTTGTTGACCTCTTGTACGGATTTATCCTCAAGAGCGGTATTAAGGCCGACACGAGAAGCGCTTTCGCGGATCTCCTGCTCCGCTTTGGCGATCTGAGTTTCATAGGTTGGCGTACGGGCGCGGGTTTCGGCCTCCTGGGCCTCGGCGACCTTGACGTCGGCCAGGGTCTTGGCGGTACTTAAAGCAGTTCCAATTGCCGGGGTAACGAAATCGGGTTGGATATAAGCGTGCGCTTGTGGCGCAACACCGCTCGCCTGATGTCCGCGTGCCATAGCACCGGCAGAGGAAGCCCCTGAAGGCGTAGAAGATCCCATGCCGCCGGTTCCCGATAGAATGGGATTGAGGCCGGCTGCACGTAGATCTGCCACTTCCCGCTGGTGGGCCGTGGACGACATTTCCTTTTGGAAGGCCATTTGTTTGGCATTGGAGGCATCCTGGAAGGCCATTTGATTGACGGCTTCCTGGTGTTCGAACCAGTTAGCCCGATCAGCTTCGCCCTGGTTAAAGGCGTTCTGCTCGCCAGAGAGGTTAGCCGTCGCCTGGTTGGCCGACGCCTGGGATTTACGATTCTGGTTAGCCGAATAGGCGGCACCTGCCGCCGACGTCGCTAAGGCTGCTGCTGAGAAGAGCGGCATCTTTTATCCCTTTCGATAAGCATACGGTCAGCGATGCTAGCCAGGTGATCCAGGGACAGCCGATTCTCGTGCTGGTTACCTGGGTGATATTGGATGCCCACCAGGTTGGCGTAGAACATGTCCCAGGCCATTTGTTTGAAGTCAGGCATATATACCCCTTAGAAATGATCGATAAGGCCAGGAACGCCGTAAACAGGCATCGGGCGCGTGCAGCGAAGATTGATGTAAGAGTCGAAGAGGAAGTGAGGCTCGGATGGGACAGCGATAACCCGGTCGACAGGTGGATTTTCGACGATAAAGGTTTCGTCGAGGACCGGAGCATTCGCGAAGTCCTGGGACAAATGCCAGGAGTCCAGGGATTGAGCATAGTTGGAGCGGAACTCCCCGGTAATTTGGGACGGCTTATAGCGATATTCTGCATAGCGCTCCTGGTAACCGAATACCTTATCGTCGTCAGCCGGAACACCGGAAGCGAATATCTCCTTTTGGAGAACCGCCTGTTCACCGATATGAGAAAGCGCAGGCCAGTAGAAATCAAACCTGGTCTTGCGATTCCACATCCGATTAATACCCTGTTGATAGGTCAAATCGGCCCGGACGGACATTATCCCAATAATAAGGCAATGCTCAGTAAAGGAAGTACTAAAGCCATGGCCAGTAAAAGCGGATAGACCAAAAGCGGCCAGATTACCCTGCGGGGTATCGGCGTAGGCGCCGGTAGGGGATGTTTGCGGAACTGGCTTGATATTGATCGGCTCACTCGAGCCTCCCAGGTATTCCGGACGTTGAAGGCGCGCATCTGGTGAAGTCACTCCGAAGTGAGATTTGATTAGCTCGGTGTAGCGGGTACCGCCCCGGGCATCGCGTTCGAAAATCTTTTGGATCTGGAATGCCTGGCGAAGCGAGTTGATTGTTGCCGCCGTCGCGGTGGAGAGATCCGTGAACAGGCCGGACTCATTCCCAAACGAAAGCTCATTGGTTGAGGCAGCATTGGCGGTGGCCCTAAAGACGCCATCTGAGCCAGACACGGGCGCCGTGAAAACCGTGGAATTGCTGAAGGCAGCAGAAGAAAAGGTCGGTTTAAGACCGTTGGATCTGACCGGCGCTTCCAGGCCCAGAGGAATTTGAACGCCTGGACCCTTTTGCGGCCAGGGTAGCGAGCTGGTGAAGTAGTCGTGCCGTTTGCCCCGGCGTTGGAGGGTGTAACCGACGGAGGTATCCGGGCCGTCGCCCAGGGGAACGGGCAGAGAGTCCTGGAGGTTTTGATCCCGGTACCATTCGTTCCAAATCAGGTTGTATGCACGGTGGAACAATGCCGAGACTGACAGACCGGGCACGGCGGTAGGAAGTCCGAAATAATCTTCCAGGGAATTGGCGGTCCATCCGCCACCAGGCGAAACGATTTGAGGGATTGTGTAATCGGTGGAATCACCAGGGTTTTTTTGTTCGCCATTAAATTTCTGCCAGTTATCCCAGACTAAACGAATAGGTACACTAAAAAACTGAGTATCAAGATACATATTGTCCATAAGAGGAACAATTGGAGTAGCCAGGCGAGCAAGAGCAGCAACACGAGCGTTAAAAGTATCACCAGGTAAAGCCTCATCGACCAGGAAGGGAATTAATAGACCGGCATCAAATGTCGTCTTATATCCATGAGAACGATCAAAAGACGAACGCGGAATATCAGCCTTGGGGACCTGGCTGAAGGTATGTTTCATAACCGAGCGCATTTACTACTCCTTTGAAAAGTCGCTGCCACGAGCGAGCATTGAGAATTGATCGTCGGCAGAAAAGACGCCAGTGGATTCGTCCCACTTGCCGATAGAGTAAAGCTCATAATCGCCAGGGAATTGAGCGATCGAGCTGTCGCCACGAACGGCCGCCGAGAAATCCCTGGTAGCGACCACGGCCGAGTGCGAGAAGAACGGCGTAGACCACAGCTTCGCTTTGTTGTCGTAGACAGAGCAGACGAGTTTCATATTTTTCCTTTGCGTAAGTTGACGCGCGCCTGGAGACATTCCAGGCGAGCTTTTAGACGAGCCGGGGTTTGATCGGCCCGGTGTTCCATTGCTTTGGATAGACGCCGGCTTTTGACCAGGTGCAGCCCTTGCTCATCGATGCGCGAATATTGCTCATCGTAGTAGCGCGGGGGGCTGCGCTTCTTGC